TTCTGCAATTAACTATTTAAAATTAAATTAACTATTTTTTTTTTAACTAAGCCTGTTGTACTATCACTACGCTTAGAGCAAATCTTCGCACAACAGACTAGTATCCGCACAAAATTAAACATCTTGCACAAATCCATTAAAATTTTTAATTGCTCGACCTTTAGCAATTAATCCCACAATTACTTTTTTCGGGTCTAAGTGTCTAAGGTCGTGTTTATCCCCGTTTATAACTCTACGTCCAAGCCATTTTTTAGGTAGTTTTTTTCTAAATACTGTTGCAATATTGTATTTAGTTTTTAAAATTTTCTTAACATTATCTAAATTATTTTCCGCTTGTGAGTAAGTTAAGCTGTAATTTTTAGGAAGTTTTTGAAATAGTCTATTTGTAATTTTAGTATAATCTATAAATTGGACGTTTGGGTTATTTTCCATTAAATTTTTACCGTTCTCTAATCTATAACGCTCAAATGGAAGATCACTAGTACCATTTAATCTAACAGTATATTTTAATTTTTTTCTTTTTGCTCTCTCGCTTGAAAGTTTTATTTCTCGATCTAAATGATTTAAGAATTCAAGCCTATTCGCTAAAAAATAATATTTTTTATTTAATCTTGATTTTTGAACACTTGTCATTTGACCTCGACCGCTTGTGTTTAAGCATAAATCAACACATTCGGGGCTTGAATTAGGACATATATTAACGCCACCTATATTTGATGGCGCCAAGTGTAATATTTCGCTTAAATACTTATAACCGCTTGACTTCTCCATCTTGTAAGTTGAAGATCCAAGTAATTTTTTTTGTTTTTTATATTTATATTTCATAATTAACAATCTAAACAGTAATTTTCGTATTTAATATAATCTGGTTTTAATGGCGTTAAGCATTTAAAACAAAATCCGCTCATATTTCTATACTTGCCATTAATTAAATGAGTAAATCCAAATAATTTTCTTATATCTTTAGCTTTCATTTTTTTTAATATTTCAACATTTGAATCTGGGTCTCTTAAAGCAATTTCAATTAAATCTTTTTTTTCTAATAGTTTTGTTGCTCGACTATCAATATAATTCTGTATGTTTGTATATTCTCTAACTTTCATAATTTCTAATATGGGATATTATATTCTAATATCCCATATTGCAACATTTTAATTAAGCTACCTCATCTTTTAAAATTAGAGGCGGCTCATAGTTTAAAATAGAATATGATATATATTCTTTTTTATTAATTGTATTATGAGCGTTTAATAATTTATTAGCGTTTTTTATATCTTCTGCGCTGCCGACTATATAAAAATCGTCTTCTAAACTACCTTCATATTTAACATGCTTTAATATTAAATACATATTATCCAATCTGTTTAAGTGTATTAGGGTTTAAAGCAAAGGATAACATATTTTCTGAAGATGCTAACGCCTTGTTTAAATCAACCGCTTTTGCCTTTAAATTTGGATAACTTAAAGTCAATAAAATATTATCTACTCTATTGTCTATGGCGTTTAATTCGTGGCCTTCCTTAGTTGACTTTCTTAATTTTTTGACAACTTCTTCTCTACAAATTTTTTGTAGTTTATGGTCAAAATCATCAAAATCATCACAGCTCCCAAAATATATATCAAAGCCGTTAATTTTGGCCTGACGTTCACAAGTAGCCATTAATTTTTTGGCTATTGAACGTTGATTGTCCCGCAATAGCTGTTTTTTATTCTCAATTGAGCGCTCAAAATTATTTAATTCAGTAGTTGCTTTTTTTAGCAATTCCAAATCTTTTTTAACTTTGATTGCTTTTAAGAATTCGGGATAATCTTTTTTCATTAGCCCATCTGCTTTATTGTCTAGCGTTCTTGACAGTTCTCGCTTTTTTTCTGCGGTCTTTTCTTTTATTATTTTTTCGTACGTTTTTCTTTTGCCGTCCGAAAATGTTACTTGTTTATAGTCTTCACTCATAGATATTTACTCCTATTTGTTAAGTTAATATCCTATAATTATATAATGATTTTTAAATTAATTGCAAGCGGTTTTTTCTTTTTTTCTTTTTTTCTTTTTTTCGCTTGTAGATTGTGTATTTTTTACGGGATATCCGTTAGTTCTCAACCATTCAATATGTAGCGCCAATAATCTACGCATTGGCTCGCCAGCTTTGCGGGACATTAATAATTTTGAATAATAAAGCGGCTAGTATTAGGTATTTTTAAAACTGTTGTATTGTCCTCTAATTCTTTAAAGCTTTTAATATCGTAATTTTGCTTAACCTCTTTAAAGTTTTCATATTCTGAAAATTCGCAACAGTAAGCAATAGGATCAAATTCTAGTTCCGTGCCGCAATCTTCTTCATATTGAATTAAATAGTTATATAAAGCCGTTAAGCCGTCATAACTAAAATTATCAGGCCTGATTTTTTTGAATTCGTTTTTAAAATCAAATTCATTCATTGTCTGTTTCATGTTTTCTCCGTTTGTTTATTTTAGGTCTTGTTATTACAGTTAAAGGCATTAAAAAATCTGTTTTATCTTGAATATGATTTTTTATTGTAGCTTCAACAGTAATTTTATTTCCAATTTGGAATTTTGCATCTCCTCTATATTCAACTAAATCTTTTGAATTACCAAAATAAATTAATTGATTATCATTATTATCTTTAAATCTATGAACAAAACATAGTCCATATTCTCCACTAAAAGAATATATGTCTGTAATAATTAATTCTAAATTTAATTTTTCTCCGATAGTTCCGATATGAGAATATTTTGCGTATTTAGCTTTTTTTTCTTTATATCTTAATTTTGCTAAATAATCGTTATGATCTAAAATATGTTGTTCGTGATATTGTGGTATTGTCCAACCTGTTTTCCAAGAATTTCTTAACCAAATTTTTACAGGAACATCAGAGCCAACATAATTTTTTGCTTTTGCTTTTGCTTCTTTTAAATCAGTTGATAATTTTGAAATATAAGTTTCGCCATCATTTAAAATATAAAACACACCCTCCGCACCTACTGAGATATGGTAGCCTGAGGGTATGTTGTCTCTATACATTTTTTTAACTCCTTTATTATCCTATATTAATAAGCTAATTAAAAATTAATTTCAAGCGATTTGTACTCTAAAAATAAATTTATTTTTGGTCTGTTTAATTGTGGTATTTTTGCAACTATTACTAGTCTTTTTGTAGTTTATAATCATTATAATCTAGAAGTCATTAAAAGTTATTATCAAGCGGCCGCCCGTCTCTCGATACTCGCCCAAACTTTTTGAGAGACGGGAAACTAGAGACAAGCCACTGGCGTCTAAGTTGTTTCACGTGAAACTAGAAGAGCGCTAGTTTAGAATTATTCTAAGGTAAAATAAAACTTGACTTTAAATAATGGTTCCTATAATCTCCCAGAATAAACAAACAGAGAAAAAATATGAATAAAAATCAAGTTAAATTTTTAAAACATCATAAATTAGTAGAAAATTCTCTAAGTGAAGAAAAACGTAATGGAGAAGTAGATGCAGTTTTTGATGGGTACGAAATACATAGTCAATTAGTTAGTTGGGCATTATTAAATATCTCTACTAAAAAATTAAAAAAACTAATTGAAACAGGGAGACCACTATGAAAAAAGAAAACCAACAATTTAAGGGTTGGCGCAATTGGAAACAATATATAGAAGATTGTATTAAGACAGGGCTTGAAAGTCCAACGCCATATAAAGTAATACCTTATAAGAATGGAATAGGAATTAAAAAAATAGAGTTTATAAAAAAGTTATAGACGGCTAGTCACTAGCCGCCCGCCACGTGTTACACGTGGCGGGTTTTTTGTTTTAATAGAGGTACCAAAGCAAAGCCAAAATATTAAAAGTTTTTTTAAATTAATTCTATTTTTCGAGAAACATGTAACTAATACTAGTCATTATTGCGAGATTTGTACGGTTTATGACCTCAAATTCGTTATTGCTTTCTAGGACAATACCGAATACAGTAATAATCGTTGGAAACATTAACTAAAAAATTTTACAAAAAATTTTTTTCAAAATGCAAATTGATCTAGATAAAATAAAAAAACTCCCACCTGATATAAGAAAAGATTTCATGAAAATGGCTGTAAAGCTTGATGAAAAGAAAAAGATATCCAAAGTCAGAGATGACTTTCTGTCTTTTACCAAACACATGTGGCCAGATTTTATTGAAGGAAGACACCATAAAATTATTGCAGAAAAATTTAACCAGATAGCACAAGGCAAAATTAAGAGATTGATTGTCAATATGCCACCAAGACATACAAAGTCCGAGTTCGCTAGCTCCTTGCTGCCCGCTTGGATGATTGGTAGAAACCCGAAACTAAAAATTATTCAAACAACTCACACCGGGGAACTAGCTATTAGATTCGGGCGTAAAGCTAAAACACTAATGGACACCGAAGATTATAAAAAAGTCTTTGAGACAAGATTGAGGGAAGACAGTCAAGCAGCGGGAAGATGGGAAACAGCACAGGGTGGTGAATACTTTGCATCTGGTGTAGGCGGAGCCATCACTGGTCGTGGTGCAGATTTACTTATTATCGATGATCCACACTCAGAGCAAGATGCGCTTAACATGACAGCACTAGAGCGAGCGTATGAATGGTATACATCTGGTCCACGTCAAAGGTTGCAGCCAGGTGGTGCGATTGTTTGTGTAATGACGCGTTGGAATGTTAAAGATCTAACAGGTCAATTATTAAAACATCAAAAAGAAGCAAAGGCAGATCAGTGGGAGCTGATAGAGTTTCCTGCAATCATGCCGTCGAATAAACCAGTATGGCCTGAGTATTGGCAGTTAAAAGAATTAGAAACAGTTAAAGCATCACTATCAATTGGTAAGTGGAACGCACAGTGGATGCAGAACCCAACTAGTGAAGAAGGTGCAATTATTAAAAGAGAATGGTGGAATGTTTGGGAGAAAGACGACATACCGCCTTTAGAACATGTCATACAATCATACGATACTGCATTCATGAAAAAAGAAACAGCCGACTATAGTGCTATAACAACATGGGGTATCTTTAGAGAATCTGAAGATAGTCCGCAGCAGTTAATATTGGTTGATGCATTAAAAGGCAGATACGAGTTCCCCGAACTTCGTCGCGTTGCAAAAGAACAATATGACTATTGGAAACCTGAAACGGTATTAATTGAAGCTAAAGCCAGTGGATTACCTCTGACGTACGAGCTTAGAAATATGGGGATACCGGTAGTTAATTTCACACCGTCAAAAGGAAACGATAAGCATGCCCGTGTAAATGCTGTTGCACCTTTGTTTGAATCTGGTATGGTGTGGGCTCCTGAAGAAAAGTTTGCAGAAGAGGTTATTGAAGAGTGTGCAGCTTTTCCATACGGGGATCATGATGACTTGGTTGATAGTATGACCCAAGCTGTTATGCGGTTTAGACAAGGAGGGTTGGTACCGCATCCTGAAGACTATGAAGAAGAAAAAATTATTAAAACAAAAAGAACTTATTACTAATGTCAGAACTAACAGATAAATATTCAAAAAATTTTAGTCCAGAACGAAAAAAAGAATTTGAAAAACGTGTACGTGAGATAGGTGCTGATATGTCAGAACTATCAGCTATACAATTAGTTCTAGCAGAAATGAGAGCTGAAGGAATGAAATCAGGTGGCTTAGTAGACAAACCACTAGGAGCGGGAGGCAAGAAATCAGGACCACCACCTAAATCAGGACCTAATCCACAGGGCTTGAATATTAAGAGTAATACTGCTAAGACAGTGAAACTGGAGAAATAAATGGCAGAAATAGAAAAGGCCTTACCTAATGAGGTAAGAAAAGAAATTAATATTCCTAGCGCGGAAGAAATTCAAGTAGAGTTAGAAAAAGAACAACCACAAGAAACAAAAGGGCCTGTTGAAGTTCAAGAAAACGAAGACGGAAGTGTTGATATAGACTTTGATCCATCTGCGGTAAACGTTGAAGGCACTGAAGGTCATTTTTCTAATTTAGCTGAATTGTTACCTGACGATGTTTTAGATCCGTTAGGAAGTAAAATGTATGAAGACTATACAGATTATAAATCTTCAAGAAAAGATTGGGAAAGAACTTACACACAAGGACTAGAACTGTTAGGTTTTAATTATGACGACAGAACAGAACCATTTAAAGGCGCATCGGGTGCGACGCATCCAGTATTAGCAGAAGCTGTTACACAGTTTCAAGCTTTAGCTTATAAAGAATTATTACCAGCGCAAGGTCCAGTTAGAACTCAAATAATTGGCATGCCAACACCTGATAAAGAAGCGCAGTCGCAAAGAGTAAAACAGTTTATGAATTATCAGATTATGTCTGAGATGAAAGAATACGAAGCAGAGTTTGATCAGATGTTATTTTATTTACCACTTGCAGGTTCTGCATTTAAAAAAGTTTACTACGATGAAATTATGCAAAGAGCTGTTTCAAAATACGTTCCTGCAGATGATATCGTTGTACCATATACTGCAACATCATTAGATGATTGTGAATCTGTAATACACAGAGTACGTATGACAGAAAACGAATTAAGAAAACAACAAGTTGGAGGATTTTATAGAGATATAGAAATTAACCCATCGTACATAAATGAAACTGCTTCTGAAAAAGCAGAAAGAGAATTAGACGGGACATCTAAAGGAAGAGATCAGAGAATGTATACACTTTTAGAATGTCACGTTACTTTAGATTTAGAGGGCTTTGAAGATTTAGGTCAAGACGGAGAAGCTACAGGAATTAAATTACCATACATTGTAACAGTTGAAGAAGGAACTAGAAAAGTATTATCAATTAGAAGAAACTACGAAGCAGGCGACATATTAAAAAGTAAAATTAATTATTTTGTTCATTTTAAATTTTTACCTGGTTTAGGATTTTACGGTTTTGGTTTAACTCACATGATTGGTGGATTATCAAGAACAGCAACAGCTGCATTAAGACAACTGTTAGATGCTGGAACCTTGTCTAACTTACCCGCTGGATTTAAAATGCGTGGTATTAAAATGAGAGACGAGGCGCAATCAATTCAACCCGGTGAGTTTAGAGATGTTGATGCACCTGGAGGAAACTTAAAAGATGCATTTATGACATTGCCGTTTAAAGAACCATCACAAACTTTATTATCACTTATGGGTGTCGTGGTACAAGCAGGGCAAAGATTTGCATCTATTGCCGACCTGCAGGTAGGAGACGGGAACCAACAAGCAGCAGTGGGCACGACAGTCGCTATGTTGGAAAGAGGATCGCGTGTAATGTCAGCGATCCACAAAAGAATGTACGCCGCGATGAAAAAGGAATTTACAATTTTGGCTAGAGTATTTAAAACATACTTACCTCCAGTTTACCCCTATGATGTTATTGGTGGACAAAATCAAATTAAACAATTAGATTTTGATGACCGTGTAGACATCTTACCAGTTGCAGATCCAAATATCTTTAGCCAAACGCAAAGGATATCTTTAGCTCAAACGGAAATGCAGTTGGCTGCCTCAAACCCTCAAATACATAATCAATACGAAGTATATCGTAATATGTATGAGGCATTGGGGGTAAAAGATATTGATTTAATTTTAAAAAAACCACCTCAACCTATGCCAAAAGATCCTGCATTGGAACACATTGATGCATTAGGCGGTATTCCGTTTCAAGCATTTCCTGGTCAAGACCATCAAGCACACATTACAGCGCATTTAAACTTTATGGAAACTAACATGGTTAAGAATTCACCTGCAATTGGTGCTTCAATACAGAAAAACATACTTGAACATATAAGTTTAATGGCACAAGAACAGATTGAAATAGAATTTAGAAACGAGTTACCTCAATTACAACAAATGATGCAGATGGCACAACAAAATCCACAGCTACAACAACAAGCAAGAATGCTACAAGAAAGAATAGACGGTAGAAAAGCAGTGTTAATATCAGAAATGATGGATGATTTTGCAAAAGAAGAGAAGAAAATTACTTCACAGTTTGATAATGACCCAATAGCGAAGCTAAGATCAAGAGAATTAGACCTTAAAGCTAAAGATGATGCTAGAAAACAGAAAGAAGGCGAAGAAAAAATGAACTTAGACCGAATGAAGGCTATGATGAACCAAGCAAACACTGAAGAAAAACTAGATCAGAACGAAGAATTAGCACAATTAAGAGCTGATACATCAATTCAAAAAACAATTTTAGGTAAAACGATACCTTCTAGCGGTAAAGTGCCAGATAGTGTGTCAATTATTAGAAAAGGAGATTAATTATGTGGTTAAGTGCAATTAAATTAGCTGTAAATGCAGGTTCACACATTTATAAGAAAAAACAAGAAACTAAAATGATGATGGCTAACGCACAAGCCAAACATGCAGAAAAAATGGCTTCTGGTGAGCTAGAATATTCTGGAAAACTACTAGAAGCTAGACAATCGGACTGGAAGGACGAGGCCGTACTCGTAATTCTCACGCTGCCAATTTTGGTGATCGCTTGGGGTGTCTTTAGTGACGATCCAAATGCTTCTGCAAAGATAAAAGAGTTCTTTGAACAGTTCCAGCAGCTGCCGTCATGGTTTACAAATTTATGGATCCTTGTCGTTGCGAGTATTTATGGTATAAAGGGAACACAAATATTTAAGGGAGGAAAAAAATAATGTTAAAAAATCCAGGTAAAGCAGATCTTAATAAAGATGGCAAAATAAATAGCTATGAAAAAGCTAGAGGAAAAGCTATAGAAGCTTCTATGGCAAAACAAGATAAAGGCACTCCGATGAAAGATGAGAAATCAAAATTCATGGGTGGTGGTATAGCTTACGCAGGTGGCGGAAGAGCTATGAAAAGAAAAGGTGGTAAAGTATAATGAGTAAATTATATAACAACAGAGTTAAAAGAGCTGGCGGTGGACCAGGCCTTTATGCAAACATTAAAGCTAAAAAAGATAGAATTAAAGCTGGTTCAGGTGAAAAAATGAGAAAACCTGGAGCTAAAGGTGCACCAACTGCAGCAAACTTTGCAAGAGCAAAACAAACAGCGAGAACGTAATGGCAAAACTTTGTCCTAAAGGTAAAGCTGCAGCAAAAAGAAAGTTTAAGGTTTATCCTTCAGCTTATGCAAACATGTACGCTTCAGGAGTTTGTTCTGGAAAAATTACACCAGGTGGTAAAAAGAAAAGTAGAGAAAAAGCTTTCATGGGTGGATTAATGGGTGCAGGTTTAGCAAGAAGAAAAAGATTAGGCTGTACATAATGGCCGAAAAAGGTTTAAGAGCATGGGTAAAAGAAAAATGGGTAGATATTGGAGCTCCGAAGAAGGATGGAAAATATCAACCATGCGGGAGGTCGAAAGGCTCAAAGAGAAAATATCCAAAATGCGTTCCACTTGCAAAAGCCACACGGATGACAAAGTCGCAAAAGGCGAGTGCTGTCAGCAGAAAGAGAGCTGCGGGGAATCCAGGGGGCAAACCAACTAATGTTCCAACATTTGCAAAAAGAAAAAAAGTTAGTTTAGGTGGATTAGTATGAGTAGAGAAAATCCAATAGCTAGAAATAAAAAAAACTACAGATCTACAAAATCTGGAGCAGGCATGACAAGAGCGGGTGTCGCTGCCTACAGAAGAGCAAATCCCGGCTCAAAACTAAAAACAGCCGTGACTGGAAAAGTGA